TGTGGAGAGCAGTTTACGTCAAAACTAATCCGACTCCATCTAGAGTCATCAGATTTTGGTCGTAAAAAGCTCAACCATGGTGTCTCGATAATCAGCTTCTGAAGGAAGATGGACATGTTGTCTGCCCGTTCCTTCGATGCTGAGATTATCATTATCTTTCTTTCGGGGTCATTAAATAAAGTCCATAAAACAAAAGCACCAGTAATCCAGCTCTTACCAACGCCCCGAAACGCCTGTATTTGTAGTCGCTTGGGACCAGTCTGCAAGTAATCTGCAATCGCATATTGAGCCCTCGTAGGAGGTGGAAGATGTAATTCTTGCCATAATGCCTGCAAGAACAACTTAAAGTCTTGCTGTAATAGGGCTAGAGAATTTTTTTCGGTGTTCATTATGGTTTAGGCATGTTTTTAAGGCTGTCAATCAAGCCTGTTTCGTCTATACTTTCAAATATCATTTCCATCTGATCCAAAGAACCTTTATATTTAGTCTTTAGTTGCTTAGGTGTTAGGTTACTATACAGCATATCACGTGAAAATCTAGCAAACATAGGCGAATACATTATTTTTTCTTGAGGTTTGCTCAATCTAACAGACATTCTTAGCACTGGACCAAATGTGTTACGTATTCTTTGGTGCATAAGTATATCTTTAGCTATCTCAGCTACCTGATCATTAACAATCTTAGACGAATAGCTTTTGCCACTAAACTTAGATGTTAAAGCTGGTATCATACCATCCTTATCCATATGAAAGAATAGATCAGCTAACTCATCAAAGTTTTCAATAGGGTCAGTAGATAATGGTGACTTACCAACAGCTTGCTGGATTTGACCCATCATACGTTTAACTAACACTTCTCCTTCTTTCATTCTGTCAGCAAACTCAGCTGCAACTGCTTTTCTACCAGCTTCACCAGATTTAATCTTAGCATTACGTGCCGGTGTAAAAAACTTAGTAAAATGAGCGTATGGCTCTTTAGACTTTTTAGGGTTAAAGACACCGAGTACATCTTTAAAGTACTTTTGATGTAACATATAGTGTGCTTCTTTCATCACTTCTGTCAAGTTACCAGCTGTAAGTTCATCTGTAAGCGTACCGGCAACCTGATTAGCTCCCGGGAAAACACCTTTCTTATAAAATACTTCCATTAAATCATACCACTCGTCACTTTGCCATCTTAATCCATCAAATAACTGAGCTCCGATGTTTAAAGGTACAATGTGATGTAATTCTAATTTATGTCCAAGTATTTCTGGATGTTTTGCAAAAAAATCTGCAAACTCTCTTTCCATTACAGGTTTTAGTAAGTCTTTAACTCTACCATAGTTACCTTTAGAATAACGCTTACCCATAGAACCAAACATTTCTGAAATACGCCTAGTATCCCGACCATCTTTAATTTTAAACCACTCTTCATAATTAAATACGCCACCCTTAACTGGTGAAACTCCATATTTATATGCAGCTCTAGAAAATACGGCATTAGAAGCCTCGTCAATATTTTTATCTCTTAGTGTAGGTATATACTTACTACCATCTCCTGTAATAGTTCTATTAGCTTTGAGTATATCTATATGAGTCTGGGCTCGAGCTGCTTCATCTGTTCCTTTTCCGGCGTCTCTTTGTTTTCTAAGTATGTCAAGAGCACTGGCTTGTTGTGCAGCTGCCTCGGCTTCATCTAAATCTTGGAAGTCTAATTTATTAAGTAAGCCTTGTTCTGTTAAAACATCATCGGCTGACTTACCTGTAATTCTACCAACTTTATCTGCACCTTTAATCATTTCTTCATAGTCAGCGTCGGTAATTCGTTTTGTACCTCGACTAATACTATTTGCTTCTTCAATAATCCTTTTAGGTATTTTAGCTTTTTTAGCTTTTAAATACATCTTGATAGCTTTGCTACCACCACCCATGACTCGACGTGGTAAGTAACCAAGACCGAGTGTAATTAAGTCTAGACTATCTGGTACAAGCATTTCACCAGCTAGTGCAGCTATCATATGATCTTCTGATAGCCCACCAGTTAGCGACCTAATTGCTGCTTGTCTTGTGCCATGTATACCGATTGCTTTATCTAACTTTTCTGGTATTGATAGTGCGTATTTAAAAAAGTCACCCGTCTTAGCTGCAAATGACTTACTTTCATCATAGTCCTGTCTGTACTGATTGTCAGGTTTTATATTAGTATTTAATAAATAATCTGTTTCTGCATCATACAGGATCTTAGGTTGTTGTTGTTGTTCAATCATTTGTAACTCTCAGGTATAACAATTCCAGTACGTTTAGTAAAAGCTTTGTTTACGTCTACTGCTTCTTCTTTAATTGGAGCATTAGTTTCGTCTATTTCTTTTACTGCTTGTTCATACTGATAGTATGTCATATTTTTACCAAATTTATTCATCGCATCAGGATGATTAAATTTCTTTTTCTTATTCTCTATTTCTTTTAGCTGTCTTTCTTCAGATATTCTAAGAGATAAAACATCAGTAATATCTCCTATAACGTCTGAGTCTATTTCTTGTAAACCTTTTATCTGTTGAGTTCTAGCTTCTGTATAAGGTTCTAACACACTAGGAAAATCAATTTGAAATATGGGTTTAACATATTTGTTGTACATTTCTAGTCCATTAGTTCTCATATAATATAATCTAGGGTTTTCTATTTCTCCTTTATCATTAAGGAAAACTTGCTTACCGTCTTTGACGTAGACTCCCGGTTTAAATTTACTCATCTTATATGTGATAGAATAGTTTGTTCTCTATCTGTGATTCCGAACGTCGACCTCATCCAGTCTCTCCAGTTTTGACTACCTTTTTCCTGATTGCATCTTCTACACGACGGGACAACATTTGTTGCCACATCTTGTCCGCCCCTACATTTAGGACGTACGTGATCAATGGTGAGTTTTTGTAAATCATAAGTTTCTCCGCAATAAA